GGGCTCAGCACGTCTTTCCTCGCGCCTTTGGAACGGGAGGGAAGGAAGTCTTCTGTCACATCGCCAACAAGAAATATGTTCTCTATTTCTTTTATCGTCAAATTTGTCATTTCCTTTACCGCGTATCCTCTGTGGAGTCTGTGGACGGAAGCGTATCCAACGTAACGCGCCCAAGCCGCCCACTTCGGAAATCCGTCAATACAATCTGCTGTGCCTTCTCATCGTCGATCCTGCCGCCCGCACGCAGGCAGCCCCGTTTTTGTCCGATTCCCTCCAGCAACTCTACGCCGCTTGGAAGCTCCCCCTCCAGTCGATAGCGATCCTTGAGGTAGACAGGATACTTTGTGCGAAGCGTATCGAGGAGCAGGAGGACAACGCTCGCCACATCGTAGACATTATCGTTGATTGCCCCCGTGAAGGCAAGGTGAAGTGCAGCCTGCTGATCCTCGAACTTCGGCCAGAGTATCCCCGGCATATCGAGCAGTTCGAGCTGCGCTCCGAGACGAATCCATTGCTTTGCACGAGTGACGCCGGGACGATTCTCCACCTTCGTCTTTGCGCCGCCCGACAGTCGATTGATAAGTGAGGACTTCCCCACGTTCGGAATACCGAGAATCATACAGCGTGCCGCGCGTGCCTTCGCCCCATGCTGAACGAGTTTATCCGTTTTTGGCTTTGCGCATTTTGTGATTGCCTGTACGAGTTCCTTGACACCGCGTCCTTTGACCGCATCCACTGGAACTGCCGCAATCCCTTCTGCAGCGAAGTATTTCACCCATGCACGCGTCGCCGCCTCATCCGCAAGATCAGCCTTATTGAGCACAATAACGCGCGGTTTATCACCGACAATTTCGCGCAGCACGGGATTCGCAGAGCTCAGCGGGATCCGCGCATCCAGGAGCTCGACGACTACATCTACCAGCTTCAGATTCTCCTTGACCAGCCGCTCTGCCTTGCGCATGTGTCCCGGGTACCACTGGAGACTTGGAATGTCGATTACGTTGTGGTTTTCCATTATGACCTTTCTATGTATCGTATTCGCCCATGATGAGATTATTTAGTTTGAATATGACATCTGCCGCTATGTCGTTTATCTCGGACTGTGATACATCCTCTCTGCCGGAATTTGCCAGCTTAAATGCTTCTAAAGCACAAATGCATTCTTTCAGATTATCAAATTTTTGGTCATACTGAAAGGAGTTATATTCTACAGGGGCTTGGGGATGAATCAAATCAATACGTTCGACCCGTTTTCCATCGGTAAAGAAGAGCACTAAGCTCATACGTGAGCATAGCTTTTTATCCGGCTTTGCTCCCATCCAATACCCAGCAATCGCTCCAACCGTGCCAAAGGCAAGCCCCCCTGCTGCAGCCGTCAACAGGCTTCCGTGTTGTCCCTTTAATATGTGGTGATCTAAGATAATATTGTAATCTACAAAATTCTCGCGGCGATGCAGATGCTGGTCATCTTGATCATCATAATCAATAAGCTCCTCAAACGAATCATTAGGTATATGGATAATCTCTTCGTCTGCATCCCATTCAATAAGGGCAGGCTCATAGTCGTCGAATGGAACCTGATATCTTGGTCGGAATGCATCCATGATTTGTCCCTTTCATTTATTTCTGTTTTTTCAGCAGGCAAACGCACTCCACATGCGACGTCTGTGGAAAGAGATCCACGGGCTGAACTTCCTGTGCGAGATAGCCGAGTTCTTTCAGGATGGCGAGATCGCGTGCAAGTGTGGCAGGGTTACAGGAGACGTAGACGATGCGCTGCGGCTTCATATTTGCGAAGGTGCGCAGGACGGTTTCGGTGCAGCCGGCACGCGGCGGGTCGACGACGACAACATCGGGGCGAATCCCCTGCTTGTAGAGTGCAGGCATGACGGCGGTCGCATCGCCAACGATGAACTCGGCATTCTTTACATTGTTGTCGCGTGCATTTTTTCGTGCATCGAGGATGGCGGGCTGTACGATTTCGATGCCGTAGACCTTTCGCGCTTTTTGAGCAAGAAACAGCGTAATTGTTCCTGTGCCGCAATAGGCGTCGATGACAGTCTCTGTCCCATGCAGGTCGGCATAGGCGAGTGCCTGCTTGTAAAGGCGCTCTGCCTGTCTTGTATTGACCTGAAAGAAGGAACGCGGGGAGATGTGGAAGTTCAGCCACCCCAAAGAATCGATAATTGTCGGTCGTCCCCAGAGCAGCTGTGTGTCGCGTCCCATGATGACGTTGTTGTGATAGGTCTGGATATCAACTTGCACAGTAACGTGCAACAATTTCCTCCTCAAGCAGATTGATCTTACCCGATGTTAAAGTTTTTTCAGATTTTCAAAAATCTCCCTATTGATCCAAATCCCTACACTCTCACCTCCGTCCCATCCCGAAACACCACCATCAGCCCCTTCTCCACGCCCACGGTCACGCGCTCTACCATGCTCGCCCAAAGCTGGCTGTCGAACACTGCCACAGGCTCGATTTGGGCTTTTAGCGTCCTCTCGAACATAGCCAATCGCTCGGCTTGGGCTTTCTTGGCAGAGATTGCCTCCGTCACCTCATCGAACCGCACCTTGGCGGCATCGTACCTCGCCACAAGACTGTCGTAATTCCGCTGATACTCCGCTTGGTCTTGGGCAATGCGGGCATTCTGCATGACGGTTTTCTCGGTCATCTCCACCAGCACCGCTAGTTCCTGCCCCAAGGTAGCTTTCTCCTGCTCCAACTCCGTGGTGTCACAGAGGGTCTGACGCACGAGCCGGGCATTGGCGGCAATCTCCTCCCGCTCCGTCACCAGACGATTGAATGCCGTGACGAAGGCTTCCTTGATTTCCTCCTCCGTCACATGGGGCGTTTGGCATTTCTGCCCGTCATACTTTTTGTTGCAGCGGTAGATGATCCGTCTGTATTTATCTGTGGAATGCCAAACTTTAGCGCCGAAAGAACCGCCGCATTCGCCGCACCGGATTTTCCCCGAGAAAATGCTCACGCCGCTGTAACTTCTGCCTTCCCGTGTGCGCCGCTCCATCTCTCGCTGCACCATCTCGAACACAGCGGGGGCGATGATAGCGGGATGGCTCTGTTCCACGAAGTAGCTCGGCACCTGTCCGCAGTTCTTGACGGCTTTCTTGGTGAGGAAGTCCGGCGTGAAGGTCTTCTGGATTCTCGCGCAGCCCATGTATTTCTCGTTGCTGAGGATGCCTCGGATGGTCTTGGCATTCCACTTCTCCTTGCCCGTGACCGTCAAGATATGCCGTGCGGTCAGTTCCTTGACGATTCTGCCCGCCGTCATTCCCTCAATAAAAAGTCGGAAGATAAGTCGCACGATCTTCGCCTGTTCCTCGTTGATGGCGAGATTGCCGTCCTCGCCCTTGTCATAGCCGAGGAAGTGCGAGTAGCCGACGGAGAACTTGCCGTCGGCAAACTTTTTCCTGAGTCCCCATGTGACGTTCTCCGAGATGGATCGTGCTTCCTCCTGCGATAAGCTGCTGAGGATGGTCAAGAGGATTTCACCACGCGCCTGAAATGTCCAGATCGCCTCTTTTTCAAAGTAGACCTCGATGCCGTGCTCCTTGAGTTTCCGTATCGTTGTGAGGCTGTCCACCGTGTTTCTCGCAAAACGTGACACAGATTTCGTGACAATCAGCTGAATCTTGCCATCCAGAGCGTCCTGCACCATACGGGTAAATCCCTCACGCTTTTTCATGGAGGTTCCCGTTACACCTTCATCCGAATACATCCCGGCGAACTCCCAATCCGAGCGACTCTTGATGTAATTGGTGTAATAGTCCACTTGGGCGGCATAGGAGGTTTTCTGATCTTCGTTGTCCGTAGAGACTCGTGCATAAGCAGCCACTTTTCGCTTTTCTGCACTCGCCAGCGGCACTTCCGAAAATCTATGGATGCTGGCGGGGATGACCGTCACATTCCGCATCGCGCTCACGTCCTTTCCATCGTCTGTATTCAGCTTGCCGCCGCATTTGAACAGCATCGAATATCTCCTGCGTCACTAGCGGCTCATGGTCGTTCTCGATAATTTCCTCCTGCCCACTCTCGGAGAACTGCGCCTTGATTCGGCGAACACCGAGATAGAAGTCGCTGTCCAGCGTGTAGGCAATCAGCTTGCGCGATATTTTCCCGCGAACACTGCCATAGCCGCCAGCTTCCAGTTTCCGTGAGATGTCGGTAATTTGTAAGCCTTCGAGATAGTATTGGAAGATCAGCCGAACCGCCTCGGCCTCTTTGGAAACAAGCACATAGCCTCGCTCCCTCGACCATTGGTAGCCGAAGGGCTTTTTATGCGGGTCGGCATGCTTCTTTTCCGCTTGATCGAAGTAGTGGATTTTCGCCGTCCTGATCGTGCCGTCATAGAAGTGGAACTCCAATACGTCCGTATCGGTGGTGAGAATCTTCTCCACGGTCTTGGCAAACACATCCTCGTCAAATTCGGATAAGCCCAACACCTCGCAGGAAGATTCCCGCAGCCGATAGCCACGGATATTTCTCGCTTTGCACGCCCGCTTGCGGATTTTGTCGTAACAAAACCAATGCTCCTGCAAGCCGTCATACCCGTTGGTTCTGGTCACTCCTTTGACGAAATGTGCACCGCATCTGCCGCAGATGATTTTTGCCGAGAAGCAGCTGGGCTTTACGATGCGATGCGCCGCCGGATTGAACTCGTAGCTCGCCCTGATTTTTGCCTGCACCTTCTCGAACGTCTCCCGGTCGATGATGGCAGGATGATTATCTGTGACGTAGTAACGTGGCAGCTGTCCCTTGTTCTCGATGATTCTGTGCGTCCGAGGATTTTCCGTGATGTAGCGTTGCAGGAGAACGTCCCCGGCATAGACCATGTTCTGCAGGACGTAGCGGATAAAGAACATGGAGCAGGCGTAGCCGTGAGCCTTAAGCCATCGGGAAGTCTGCCGCATAGGTACGTCCCTCAGGAAATTCTCGTAGATCACCCGTATGGCTTTTGCCTCTTCCTCGCAGATGACGAAGGATTTTCCGTCCCATCGGTAGCCGTAAGCTGCCGTGTGCCATTGCTCTCCACGCTCGAATTTCTTCTGAATCGACCACTTGGCATTGTCGGACTGGCTGCGGCTCTCCTCCTCGGCGAAGCCCGCCAAGATTCCAAGCATGAGTTCCCCGTCTGCCGAGAGTGACTTGATGTTCTCCTTCTCGAACCAAACGTCGATGCCGAGGGATTTCAGATGGCGCACCGTTTCCAATAGGTCTACCGTGTTTCTGGCAAAGCGGCTGATGGATTTACAGAGAACGATGTCGATTTTCCCGGCATTACAGTCCTCGACCAGACGCTTGAATTCCGTCCTGCGCCGGATGTCGCCGCCGGAGATGCCGCTGTCGGCGTACACCCCGGCATAGATCCATGCGGGATTGTTCTGGATGAGATTGCTGTAATAGCTGACCTGTGCCGAGAGTGAATGATTCAGTCGGTCGGACTCCATTGAAACACGGGCGTAGGCCGCCACTTTCTTTTGGGACGTAAGGGTCGTCACGGTCGGCTCTATGCGTGTAATCTTCATTTGTATCACCCCTCACCATATATCCCTCAACTTGGGCAAGGAGTCAACGCCATTCCCGCATATACCGTGCCGATCAGCGGTTTATATTTTTTGAGGAAGATTTGCTCCACACGTTCATACTCCTCCGGGGAGATCAGCCCCTCGGAGTGCATACGGCGTACCATGCCCATAGTGGCTTGGTACATTTTTTCGTTATGAAACTCTTCCCTCGTCATGCTTTTTCTCCAAATCGCTCGGCGATGTAGCACGCATGAGAGCAGTATTTCCTGTGGCTGTTGCCGTAAACCTCAAAGTCCCTGCCACAATGACGGCACTTCAGTCGATAGACGGCTTTCCTCTGCACGAGATGAAGATGACTGTTCCACCATTTCTGACGACAGGCATCAGAGCAGAACCGCAGCCTTTTTCTTCCGGGAATCTGCTCCACCTTCTTACCGCAGCATTCGCAAACCGATTCAGGCTTTATAGGCACAGCTGTCTCCTGCCTCGATATCGCCGCTCTGCGGCAAAAAGACTTCACTGTGTTTTCGGATAGACCGATTTCCTGTGCGATTTTCTTGTATCCCTTGCCCTTCCTACGAAGGTCTTTTATTTTTGTTTTCTGATCGTCTGTCATCGTTCTGCCCCCTCTCTGCAACAAAAAGGACAGAAATACCGTTTTTTAGCGGATTTTCCCACTGCCATAAAGATCACCTCTATCAAAGAGCCACGGCAAAGGAAAAACTTCATGGGTTTTGGACAAAAAAATATTGCCCGTGGAGGAAAATCCATCCACGGGCAGAGCGTTATCCGTATTCATTTATCTCTGAGACTGTGCATCATGTCCTGCAGTTTCTGCGGAACGGGAAGCCCCATCCGCGCTGCGTTCTCGATGATCGAAATTCCTTCATTCGAAATGTAGAAGAAGATCACGGCAGAGCGCAGGACACAGCCGCTTCCAATGATGTGAACATCTAACACATTCGCCACGCCCACAAGGGTGAAGATGCAGACTTTCTTACAAATCCCCTTGAAGCCTATTGCACTGGACAGCTTCTTCTCCACGATGGCACGGAGGACTCCCGTAATGTAGTCCGTTGCCACAAATGCGACGAGGGCATAGAGCAGATCGTCAAAGCTGCCAAGGAACTCGCCGACGACGATTCCGATGCCCGCCGCATAAAGACGTATGGTAAGAATATGATCCATCATCAAAGACCTCCTGCCTTTTTCCATTTTCCGAGATGATTCATCCTGCGCAGACGGTAGTTGTAGCATCCGCGCATTAGTTCCGTAAGCTGTCCGTCTTCCCATAAATACAAGTCTGCTCTTGTGCTGACCAGATATTTCCCCTGTCCCAGAGGGCAGAGACTTGTACGAGCCGTTGGGTTTGTTGGAATCTCCATGAGCAGTTCGTCCTTTGCACTGTAAATCTTTGAGATATATTTTTTCCCGGAGATAAGATAGTCAAGATTTGCGGGAAAGCGCATATACATTCCGTCATGGATTGGATAGCGGACACTGTAATCCGGTGCGCTCCATCTGCTTTCCGAAATATGGGATTCCCCTGTAACAGAGTCTCTTGACGTTGTTTTGGTTTTCTCCATCCAAGGCTCAAGATTGCTGCCATCGAA